GGGGCTGTTGTCAAATATGACAACGGTGGAGGCCAAAAAGGACAGAAGAAAAATGACTCCATAGATCAAAGAATTAAGGTAAGTGCACAGATGCTGAAAATACTGGACAGCATTGGAATTAAGCCGGTTTCCGGAGATCCGGGAGATGATGACGATGAGCTGTAAAATCCATCCATATATCCAGGAGTGGATTGACATTGTTGAGGATAAAACCTATGCAGTGTGCGAGGATCAGGAGCTGCTGATTAAGCATGTAAAATGGTGCTTTGAAAATGAAGATATTTATGTCGATGAGGAGCAGTTTGAAAAGTATATGGGACTTACCAAATACTTCCCATTTGAGGATATTTTCCCCTGGCAGAAGTTTGTAATCGGGCTGCATGACTGCACATATTGGAGCAAATCAGGGCTGCCGAGATGGCCGGATTTGTTCTGTATGTTGGGGAGAGGAGCGGGGAAAGATGGTACGATTGCGGTAGAATCCGCGTGCTTAATGTCCCCATATAATGGTATCCGGGAGTATGATGTTGATATTTGCGCGAACAATGAGGACCAGGCGATGCGCCCGGTGCAAGATGTCATCAATGCCTTTGAGCAGCCGTCTGTCGTAAAAAAGCTAAAGAAGTTTTTTTATTGGACAAAAGAAAAAGTCGTGAGTCTGAAAACAAAAAGCGTTATGCGAGGAAGAACGAACAGTCCAAAGGGAAAGGATGGTTTGCGATCTGGAATCTGCATCTTTAATGAGATCCATCAGTATGAAGATTATAAAAATATTAACGTATTTACAACTGGTCTTGGAAAAAAGAAACATCCGAGAAGATCTTACTATACTACAAATGGGGATGTCCGGGAAGGACCACTGGATGATCTGCTGGAAACAGCAGAAGGAATCTTGCGGGGAGGAGAACCGGATAATGGACTTTTGCCTTTTATTTGCAGGCTGAATAAAAAAGAAGATGTTGATGACGAAGCAAATTGGCCAATGGCGAATCCATCTCTTCCGTATTTGCCAAACCTGCTGGAGGAGATCCGAAAGGAATACCGGGAATGGAAGAAGAATCCAAGAAGACTACCAGCATTTATGACAAAGCGAATGAATATTCCGGAAAACGCAGAGGAGATGAGCGTAACAGATTGGGAAAACATAGCAGCTACCAATATTATTCTTCCGTGTCTGGAACGATGGAGCTGCACTTGTGGAGTGGACTATACAAAATTAAATGACTGGGCCTCGGTGGACCTACATTTTAGAGACGGAGATCAAAGATATGATATAAGCCATTCCTGGATGTGTTTGCAATCAAATGACTTGGAAAGGATAAAAGCTCCATGGAAAGAATGGGCAGATATGGGAAGACTGACTCTGGTAGATGAAAATGAAATACATCCATCAGTAATTACGGAATATATTCAGCAAGCGAAGAAAAAATATAATATCAAAAAGCTTGCAGTTGACGATTTCCGGTTCGCATTGTTGGCAAAATATCTAAAAGAAATAGGGTTTGATTTAAAAATAAATAAAAATCTGAAACTAATAAGGCCATCAGATGTCATGAGGGTTGCGCCGGTGATTGACAGCTGCTTTACAAATCGGTGGTTTAACTGGGGAGATGCACCGGAACTTCGCTGGGCAACAAACAATGCGAAGCTGATCAGGCATGGAAGGAAGCCGGGAAAAGAAGATGATGCTGATATGGGAAATTTTGTGTATGGGAAAATTGAAGCGAAAAGCAGGAAGACGGATCCATTTATGGCACTGGTGGCAGCAATGGCCATAGAAGATGAGTTGCCACAGAAGAGACCAAAGCCAACCCCGGCAACGATGGTATACAGCTATTAAGGAGGTGAGAGTAGGAAGTTAAGCATAAAAGACTGGCTGATCAAGAAGTTGGGAGTCGGAAATATCAGCATTAACATGCAGGATATTATGGATGACAAAGAAGTGCAGGGAGCCATCTATGAGATCTACCTCAGAGAACTGGCTTTTTGGACTTGCGTAAATAAAATTGCAAACGCAGTGAGCAAATGCGAGTTTAAAACTTATGTAAAAGGAAAAGAAGTTAAAGATGCAGAGTATTATCTTTGGAACTATGAGCCGAATCAAAATCAGAATGCAGCAGGATTTGTGAACAAACTGATTGGAAAATTGTACAGAAACAATGAATGTCTTGTTGTAGAAGTAAACCGAAAACTGTATGTAGCTGATTCTTATTGCAAAGAACCTTTTGCCCTGAAAGATTATGAATTTAGTGGGATTGTTATTGACGGATATGAGCTGTCGGAAACATTAAGAATGTCAGATGTCATGTTTTTTGAGCTGAACTCAAATGACATGAGAAAGCTGATGAATGGAATGTATGAGACGTACTCTAAATTGATTGTGTATGCTCAGGAAGCATACAAAAAATCAAGAGGGAAAAAGGGGATTTTAAATGTAGAAGCAATCGCTCAGGAAGATGATAATTTCGATGAAAATTTCAATCAGTTGATGACGGAACATTTCAAAAATTTCTTTAGCAAAGAAAATGCGGTGCTCCCATTATTTAAGGGATATAACTATCAGGACATATCAGACAGCGGGAAGACGTATTCCACCGAATCTACAAGAGATATCAAATCACTTGCAGATGATATATTTGAGTTTACTGCCAGAGGATTTTCCTTCCCGCCGAGCCTTGCAAAAGGAGATGTGCAGGATACGAGCAAAGCGATTGATGAGCTGCTGACGTTTGTCGTAGATCCGTTGGTTGAGATGTTGCAGCAGGAGATCAACCGGAAACGTAATGGATACAAAGGATTTAAGCAAGGAACATATATCAAAATTGAAACACTTGCGGTAAAACATATTGATATTTTTGATATTGCGACACCAGTGGACAAGCTGATTTCTAGCGGAGCCTTTACAATTAACGATATTTTAGAAGTGCTCGGAAAACCTCGAATTGAAGAGGAATGGGCAAATCAACACTTTATGACAAAGAATTATAGTAAGATTCAAGACCTGCTTGCAGGATTGGATAAAAATGATGCTCAATGAAAGGGGTGAGTAAAGGAAGAACATTACGAATTGGCGAATGGAGCCGGTGCAGGCAGAAAACAAAATCATTCTTTACATTTACGATGATGTAACAGAATATGGAGAATTTGATTGGAACACATGGGAATACAAAGATTCCGAAACATCTGCCAAGTATTTTGCGGAAAAACTATCGGAAATTCCGGAAGGATATACGATAGAACTGCATATCAATTCCAACGGAGGATCTGTAAAAGAGGGAGTAGCAATTTATAACCTGCTGAAGCAGTGCTCGAACAAAAAAGTCGGTATTGTGGACGGAGTGGCACACAGTGTTGCGTTCTTGATTTTGCAAGCATGCGATGAAAGAAAAATGTGTCTGGGCACAACAGCACTTGTCCATGATATGTGGATGTATTGCTCCGGAAACGCAGCGCAGCTTAGAAAGTATGCCGATGATCTTGACGACATGATGGAAGCAAATCGCCAAGTATTTTTGGAAAGAGCAAATATCAGTGAAGGAGAACTGATCGAACTGATGGAGAACGAAACGTATCTGACACCGGATAAAGCTTTGGAATACGGTTTGATCGACAAGATCATGAACAAAAAAACAGAAACAGCAGGAAATGAAGAAATTTTGGAAAAACTGTCCAGCATGCAAAGGCAGTTGAACAGCCAGGAGAGCTTCCGGCAGCAGATCGCAAAAATGAAAGAGCGGCAGCAGAAGAAGCTGGAGAAAAATAAAATTTTAGAACTTTTTAAAGGAGGAACAATACAAGGAAAAATTTAGACGTAATTGAAATGGAAAAAAAGGCTATCGTACAGAAAATGAACGATGCAATCAAAGACGGAGATCCAGAACAGTTTCAGGCAGCGTTTGTGGAGCTGTGTGATAAAATCCAGGAGAATGTTTTAGAGCAGGCAAAAGCGATTGTGGAAGAAACAGATCAGAAAATCTTATCCGACAGAGGTGTCAGACAGCTGACATCAAAGGAGAGAGAATATTATCAGAAGCTCTCTGAAGCAATGAAAGCACCGAACCCAAAACAGGCAGTAGAAAACCTCGATGTGGTGATGCCATTTACAATACTGGATAAAGTATTTGAGGACTTAAAAACAAATCATCCATTACTGTCCAAAATCCAGTTTACTTCCGTGACTGGTCTGACAAGAATGATGATGAATACCAACGGATATCAGAAAGCAGCATGGGGAAAACTCTGCGCAGAGATTATCCAGGAACTTACATCAGGATTCAAAGAAGTAGATGTAACATTAAGTAAATTATCTGCGTTCCTTCCAGTTTGCAAGGCAATGTTAGATCTGGGACCGGAATGGTTAGACAGATATGTAAGAGAAGTGCTGTATGAAGCACTTGCGAACGGACTGGAAGACGGTATTGTAAACGGTACTGGAAAAGATATGCCGATCGGAATGACAAGACAAGTAGGCGAAAGCGTATCTGTAAAAGGTGGGGAGTACCCGGAAAAGAAAGCGATCAAAATCACAAAATTTGATGATGTACAGCTTGGAAAACTGGCTGCAATCATGGCGATCAATGAAAAGGGACAGTCAAGGGCAGTAGATTCGTTGATTCTTGTAGTAAACCCGGCAGATTATTTCAGCAAGGTGCTTCCAGCGACACAGAGACCAGCTCCGGGCGGTGGATATGTGAGCACACTTCCATTCCCGATTGATGTTATCCAGTCTCCGGCGGTGGCCGTAGGAAAAGCAGTGTTCGGAATGTCGAAATTGTACTTTATGGGATCTGGAATCGAAAACGGAGGAAGAATCTTATACTCTGATGATTACAGATTTTTGGAAGATGAAAGAGTATATCTGATCAAGATGTATGGACATGGATTTGCGATAGATGACAATGCATTTGTATTACTGGATATCACGAAATTACAGCGTGCAAGATACGAAGTGGAAGTGGTACAGCCAGAAGAGAATGTGGAAAATGCAAATCTTGCAGATCTTAAGATCGGAGGACATACACTTACACCGGAATTTGCAGAAGGAACATTAACATATACTTTGACCACAACGGATGCATCCAATACGGTGCAGGCAATCGCGGCAGACACGACGGCGGAAATCGAAGTAAAATTTAATGACAAACCGATTGCGAATGGAAGCAGGGTAACCTGGCAGGAAGGAGCCGGAAACGTTGTGAAAGTAAACGTAACAGATGGAAAGGCGACAAAAGAATACCAGGTCACTGTAACAAAGAATAGGGAGTAAAGATGGACAGATTACTGGATGATGTAAAAAACTTTTTGGACATCACTTGGGAAATGGAACTCGGAGAGCAAAAAAAGCTCTCCGGGATCATTGAACGTGGAAAAGCATATTTAAAAGGTAAAATCGGGCAATGCAATTTTGAAGAAGAGACACCGGAAAAGGAGCTGCTTTTAAATTACTGCATGTATGCACGAGCTGGTCAAATAGATGAGTTTATAAAAAATTATAAACAAGAAATCATTGCATTACAGATCCATAACTGGAGGGAACATAATGCCAAGACGTAAGGAAACAAAATTTGTTACATTTAACGATGGGTGTCTGGAAGTATGCAAAGTCCAGGGGCGGAAAATTGTGGAAACAAAGCAGGAGCATGTGCGGTTTGGATTTCGGACGGTTGGAATCAAACGCTTTTACGAAGCGAAGGTACTATCAAGTCAGATTGATGAGGTAGTAGCTGTTCTGCCGATGGAGGATATATCAACGATGGATGTGTGCATAATCCGCGGGATGCAGTATAAAATTGTGCAGATCCAGAATAAATACGACCAGACACCTCCGTGCATGTTTCTGTCACTGGAAAAGATTACAACACTATATGAGGATGTGAGAGAATATGGCTAAAATTGATATTGATGAATTGGCAATCGCAGTAATCAATGAGTTGGATGCCTATCGGGAAGATGTAATGGAAGTGGTGGAAAAAGCTGTAAAAGAAACAGCAAAGCAGACGGCAGCTGAACTCAGAATGACATCTCCGGAAAGAGATGGAGATTATAAAAAGCATTGGACATACAAACGAGATGCCAAGCTGAAAGGCAGATACAAGTTTAATACGGTAGTATATTCTAAAAAGCCATCCTATCGCATCACACACTTATTGGAGCATGGACATGCGAAAAGAAATGGTGGAAGAGTGGATGGAATTCCGCATATCAGTATTGCGGAAAAGCATGCAAAGGAAATTTTGATGGAAAGGTTAAAAAGAAGCCTATGACACAAGAAAAGATAGAGAGAATATTGCAGGAAATAGGAATTGAATATAGATATCATCATTTTGAGACGGAGGAAGCAGTCAATCCTCCGTTTATTTGTTGGTTGATTCCAGGAAGCAATAACTTTTCGGCAGACGGAAAAGTCTATTTTAAAAGTAACAAAGTAAACATAGAGCTTTATACAGATCAAAAAGACTTTGAACTGGAAAAACAAGTAGAGGAGATACTCGACAAGTATGGACTGTTTTGGCAAAAAGATGAACAGTATATCAAGTTGGAAAACATGTATGAAGTTTTATATGAAGTGGAGGGAAAGTAAGGAAAGAAAGACAGGCACAGAAAAAAGATAAAGTAAAGTTTAATATCAGCAATGCGCATGTTGCATTATTGCAGGAAGATGAAATGGGAAACATTACATTTGATACACCTTTCGCGCTGCCGGGATCCGTATCTCTTTCGTTGGAAGCGCAAGGAGAATTGACACCATTTTACGCTGATGGAGTAAAATATTATGTCTCTTCTTCCAATAGCGGATATGAGGGAGACTGGGAAGTAGCGATGATCACAGATGAGTTTCGGGAAAAGATTTTGAGCGAATATATCGACAGGAATAAAGTAATGCTGGAAGAAGCAACCGCAAAAGTGAAACGGTTTGCTCTGGGATTTGAAATCGACGGAGATGTGAGAGGAACAAGATTCTGGTTTTATTGTTGTACTTCGACAAGACCTACAACGGAATCAAGCACCACGGAGGATACGATTGAGCCGACGACAGATACAGTAACAATTTCT